GCGGGTTGCCGTGTCGGTCTGGAGGTTGGAGCCGTAGCGGCCAGAACCCATGAACTGAGAGTTCACCGAGGGCAGAACCTTGGACTGAATGTTCTGGTAGACCTGATCTGAATAAGGGTTGCTGTTGAGGTACTTGCCCGACATGAAGTCGCTGTTGACGCCTTCCGCCTGCCGCATCGAGGCGTTGCCGCCAAGCGCCCGCTGCGTACCAAGCTGCTGTGCCTGCTGCTGCGTGGGGCTGAAGCCTGCAACGGTGGAGCCAGGATAGTACTGCGGCCCCGTAGACTGATAAAGCCGCGTAGCCTCGTCCATGCCATACTTAAGGTAAGGCGTCTGCGGCCCCCACGGCTCTGACTTGGTTGTCTGTTTGGTGGTATTGTTACCGGATGAATCGCTCATGCTTAAATGTCCTTCACAAGCGTGACTGTTTTGATTTTGTAGTCGGGAAGCAAGCGGCCCCAGCCCTTACGGCCACGGTCAATCAACATGGCATTGCAGCCTTTTTCCTTCGCCCACGCTTCAATGGTTTCGAGAAAATACATCCAATTATTTAGACCACGGCCACCCGTGAGCCAAATATTGCAGTAAAGGCATCCACCGCGACGAACCAGTTCCGTGACGCAAGCCACCTGAATTTCGTTGTGGTCAAAGCCGATCCACAACTGTGCATCCTTGGCGAAAATTGCGGTCAACACGCTCTCGATTGTCGTGCCATCGGTCAACGCCGGGATGAGCAGCGGGGCGCAGTCCTTCCAGACGAGGCCGAGGTCATCAGCGAGGACACCTTGGCAGGGAATGCGTTTAGCGTTTGGCATATTCGTTAGCCCAGCACAGCGAAACGGAATGTGCGGTCCACTTGGGCGTTATTGGCATGAGTAACCACCATGCTTCCGTTGCCCATGTTGGCGTCTGTGATGTACATCGTCCCGGCAGCAAGTTCGGCTGCGGCATTGGCTGTACGGGGGTGCCACACGATGACGGACTGAGGCGACACGCGAATGTCGGTCACGGCTGTGGAAGCAGCGCCAGCCGTCAGTGTCAGTTCACCGACTATTTCTAATTTCCCGTTCCGAACCTGCTGAAGCACTTCGTACATGCGCCGCGAAAACGGGTCATTCGGCGGGGGCGGAAAGTGAAGGAAGGAGCGAATAGTCATTGCCTCACCCCTTCGCGCTGGACAACATTTCCGCGACCGTCCAATTCGGCGCTTCCTTCGCTAGAACCTCAAGGCTCTTGCCAGCGGAAGCCGCCCGCCTCTCTTCCGCCGCAAGCATCGCAGTCGCCCTTGCCTTAGCGCCCGCAACGTCAGTGGCCGTGTAGGGAAATGCCGGATAGCCCTGCGCCGCCAATGCCTGACGCCAGCGGTCAAATGCGCTCGCGTTCGGCATGTCCAGCGGCGTGTCCAGCCCCGTCACCTTGTCGAGGAAGAAGTGCCAGTCATCGCTGGTGGCATCCACAAGAGTGGGGAACCACTTGAGCGCAAACGGGGCAAAGTCGCGGCGGTCTGTGTTCATTGCCATTACTTCTTGAAGGGGTCGCCGTACTTCTTCGGGTCAAACCGCTGCGGGTACGGATACGGAGTCGGTTCAGGCGGTGTGAATGCCCACGACTGCGAATACTGCGGGAACGTCCAAGCGAACTTGCCGCTACCGCTGCCATCACCGTTCGGGTCGTTCGGATCAAACGGGGGAAGTGCGGGGTCTTCGATCTGCGGGCCACCGCCGCCCATGCCGTTAGGGGGCGTTGTGCCAGACAGGTAGACAGACTGCCTGCCGGGGTCGATGGTCATCCAATTGCCGCCGCGCTTCTGCTGCCACGGCATGCCCGTAGCGGCACCAAAGAGGCCGCCGAGGCCGCTGCCGCCAGAGTTCTGAAGCGCCCACTTGATCTGCTTCGGGTCGAAGGGGTTGTACCTCATTGGGGTCTTAGCCATGTGATTGCTCCTTACCAGCCACGCTGACCGGGGCCACGGCTTCCGGGGTTGTAGCCACCGTTAATGTAGCCGCCGCCGTAGCCGTTCGTTCCGGGGCTTGCGTAACCGGGAACGCCCATGCCGCCAGCCATGCCGCCAAGAGAACGCGGCGTCCGGTTCGTGTGATCCATAAGCGTTGAAATGTCGTTGTCGAGGGCGTTGGGGGGTGACACTGCGCTAGGTGTCTGACCAGTCCACGGGCCAACTGGCTGGTCATTCCAACCATAGCGGTTGTTAATCATGCCTCGAAAGTTGGCGAGGCCACCCAGATAGTTCTGGTTGAAAACATTGGGCGTGTAGGGCGGAACATCCTCAACCGCCATCACGTTCTCAGGAACCGGATTGACGCCAGCGACAGACGCCGGGGTCGGCGTACCGAGAAGGCCGGGATTGGCAGGGCGATTGAGCGGGCCGCGTGTGACACTAGCCTGCGGGCGAACGCCAAATGCGCTGGAGTTCAGCGCAAAGCCACCGGGACGGCCAAAGGCCATGCCGCCGAACATCGTGTTGCCCGTGGTCAGGCCCGTACGGTTGCCATAGCCGCCGTTGCGGGCCGCTCCACCGCCTCCCATGCCTGCACCCATGCCGCCGCCCAGACCCCCGTTGCCGAGGCCCCCAGCGCGGCCAGAACCGCCCCTGTATGTGCTTGAACCGCTTTCAGCGTCACGTGCCGACATGCGAATTACTCCTGAGAATTAACGCCGTCCAACGGCAGAAAAGTTGAGGTCATCCACGCCGCGAGCAAAGTTCCAGAGATTGCCCGCAGGAATGGTAATCCGCGCCCTGTGATAGCGGCCATTTACCCGCGCATTGCAGATGCCATAGGCATTCACCGCGATGGGCGAGCCGTAGGTCACAGGCTCGTTGAGATGGTTGCGCTTGCCTACCGTCAGGGACGGGGAAACCGTCTGGCCTTCCACGATGGGGCGCAGGCCCTTAAGCAGCGAACGACCACCAGGCGTCAGTTGCGTGTCGCCCGTCTCGATGGTCGCGGCAAGGTTGGCTGCTGAGAAGTAGCCCTGACGGTGCAGGGTATCAAAGCCCGACAGGAGCAGACGGCCAGAACCAGCCCAGAAGCGGCTGTCCACCGGGAACGGAAGCCCGTCAACCGTGGCAGACGCCGCGTCCATGCCGTCAATGGTGTAGGTGTTCTGCGTTGCGGCAGGATAAAGCATCTCATGGGTGACGGTGGCGTGGGACCATTGCCCCGTGGGCCAGTGATAGATCGCCACTTGGTCAGGCGTACCCGGAGACGGTGCGTTAATGGACGGGAAGCCCATCACGTAAAGCTTATTGATGGGGTCAATTGCCGAGGTGACGCGATGCAGGAAGCTGGCGTCAATGTTCTCTTCAATCCAGCGGTCCACCTTCTCGACGCCAATCGGGACAATCTCCGAGCCGCCCCGGATCATGTACATGCCGTCATCGCCAAGGAAGAACGCGAAGTTCTCGAAGGCGGCAATGGAACCGTCAGCACGACAGCCGAGGAAGTTGGCAATCTTGTCGAAGCGGAACGCGGTGGGCGGGCCTTCGAACGACATGCGGGTGATGGCACGTTCTTGGAAGACGATGCCAAATTCGCCGCCGACAAAGCCCATGATTGACCCGCCGTCTGGCAAGTCCTGGTAATCCGACAGCGTGGTGGCCGAGGCTACCCAATCCGCGATATTGCCGATGGCAGACCAGCGTACGCGGTTGTTCTCCGTCGAAGTCTTGGCGAGAACACCAAATTCACGAATTGCACCCGCGAAGTATGCCGCAGGGGGCGTACCGCCAAGGGCTGCAAAGTTGGTCGAAACACCCAACTGGAACACCTGAACGGCATCGTTCCCGTTGGTCGCAATCACGTAATCGCCGTATTGGGCGAATGACCACTTGCTGTCAGCGGCTACGGCATAGGCACCGCCAACCGTGCGGGATACGTCAGACCACGACAGGCCATCCGTAGCCAGTTTATACAGCTTCGTCGCGTCACCGCAGAAGTTGAAGATGGTGCCGCTGATGGAACGAACCGAAATAGCACCCTGTACGCGGGCCGTGACGGCAGACGCAGTGTTGGTGAACCCCGGAAAGGGCCGGAAGCCGTAGGAAGACGGAATGACGTTCAATGCTTCTGAGGAAACATTGGCGAAGTCTGCACTGTCAGGGAGCCACGGGGCCAGAGGTATCATCTACCACCCCGTATTGATATTGAACGTGTCAGGCGGCAGCATCGCCGGGACGCGCAGCAGCGTGTTCGGACGGCGGCGGCGGTTCTCAGCCATCATCTCCGCGAACGCTTCACGCTCAAGAGCCGCGCAACGGGCCGCAACTTCTTCCGAGGCGAGATAGTTCAGCGCAATACGCCGCTTGGCGCTCTGGCGAATGAGTTCTTCCGCATCCTCAGTCCATGCGTTCGTGTCGCCGTCAGCCGAAAGCGTGGCAAGGCGGTACACATAGGACAGCGTGACCGTGTAAATCTGGTCAGGGATGGGATAGAGCCGGATATTCTCTTTGTAGGCCGCGAACAGCACGGGTTCAGCGATGATTGATCCGTCCTGGCAATCGTCAATGGCCTGAAAAGCAACAGCGCGCATTGGCGACCTGACGTTGCCATCAGTCACGGTGGCGGAGTCGATCTGCACGATGTTGGGAATGTCTGCGAGGTCAGCCGAGGAATAGTATTCCTGCGAGGCTACCGTGGCGAACGTGGCGGTTTTCTGGTTGAACCACCAGCCGCGCCGCTCATACAGCTTGATGCTGTCCTGAATGGCGTAATTGATCTGGGCCGTGGAGATATCGCCGTCATTTGCCAGTTCGTCAGCAATGCGGGCTCTCATGTCGGAATATGATGGCATAGGCCCTCCAGCAAAGTGGAAGGGACAGGAGCCGAAGCCCCTGCCCCATCTTCGTTAGTTGTTGTGGAAGCGAGCCGCCAACTGCGGGCGGATCGTCTTGTAGCCATACAAAACGTCAAGGCGCGTGGGGAACTTGTCGTTGCTGATGTCGTACTGGCGAACAATACGCATCGAAACGCCGTCCATCACTTCGCGGGCTGCGAAGTCCACGCCCTTCGGCATCAGAAGGTCGGCAGTCGCAAACGCGAAGGCTTCCTTCTGGAACAGCAGCGAGGTGCCGACAGCGGTCGAGGCCGTACCAGCGAAGGTAACAGCCGCGTTATCAGCAGGCGAGCCGCTGACGTTCTGGGTGGCACCCGAGGTCACGATGGCAGGCGAGATCGGGAACGAGGTGGTCGTTGCACCCGAACCAATCACGAACTGCTGAAGGACGCCCGTGGAAACCTTGGTTTCCGGGTGGACCGAGAACACGCCAGCGATGGTGATAACGTCACCCTGCGAAGGAGCCGTGGCACCCGTGTCAACCACAAGGGTCGAACCCGTCTGCGTGGCACCGTTGACCAGATAGGCACCGTTCGAACCGCCACGAGTGTGCGACGGAATCATGGTGTTTTCCATCCAGTCGAAGCCAGCAGCGCGGCCCATGTAGCCTTCCTTGAACTGCTTGGAGATCGAGGTGCTATCGTTGAACAGCGACTTGGTGTCCTTCACAACGTCAGCCATCGCGCGCGGGTCCATGAGGGCCGTGCGGTCATTCGACGGGGTGAGAGAACGCTGGAGGATGGTACGGGTATCGAGGGCAAGGTTGTAGGTTGCCGCCGAAGCACCGTTCCAAGTGGACTGCCAGACGTCCTTGTACATAGACAGGGCGTCAGCTTCGATGTTGGCCGCAAGGACCGCCATCGCCGGATCAAGGATGCGCTTGGAGAAGTCATCCAGAGACAGGGTGAGGTCAACCGAGGTGAAGTTTAGGTCAACGCCCTTCTGGGTCGCAACCTGGAGCGTCACGCTCGACTCGGTGGTGTCCTGCGTGGACAGGGTAGCACCCGTGCGCACGACATACTGGTTCGGAAGCCATATGTTCCGGGGAGGTCGCTAATCCTCCACGCGCCCTTTCGGGCAGCTTAACCTTTCGGCTAAGAGCAGGTCATCTCATGAACTGAGTTACTTCAGTCCCAACGCGCTTCCCCCCGCTTGGGGGTACGGGCTTGCGCCCTGACCGTCACACGTTCTTTGAATGAGGGCAAATTCCGTTGTTCCGCATTTTCCCAGTCTGGCAGTTCATGCACAAAATCTGAAAACCGGATGGAAAGCCTTGGCGCTTCAGCCACACGTACATGCTGTAACCGCCGTTGACTTTTGGAATTTCCTTTCGGTGCAAGTGTCCGTCATTATTGATGTGATCAATTGACAGAAACATCTTTTCGGTTTCACCGCAGCATTTGCAAATCGGCCCGCCATAAGCGGCATAAGTTTCGGATTTGAGATTGGCCATACGAACGTCTTTCTTGGCCTTTATGTCAGCCTTGTAGGCTGCAATCTCATCGTCCGTCATTCTGGCAAATCGCCGTTCGTCACTTATCTTTTGATAAATGCGATGCTTCTCCTGCAAAGCTTTAATCTGTTCAGGAGTTCCGGCCTTTTTAACACGCACCCAATACGAAGGTGGATTGGTGCGCTCACGCCAGTCTTTCGTTTTTGCTGCGCTGCAAGCCTTACAAAGCCAAGGCTTGGTGATTACCATTTTGTCGCGCGGTTTTTGTTCACCGCATCTCTTGCACGTATTCAAAGCTTCGCTCGGTGTTGCCATGTCATTCTCAGGCTGTGATACTCTGAATATCTCTACCTGAGACGCTTACGGTGTCCACCGAATTCACGTCGTTCTTCACAGCCGCATCACTGCGGCAGGCCGCCTAATTAACGGATTTTGAGGCTGTCACCGATGCGAGCACCGGACTTCGCAAACGAATCGTCATATTCCCTGACGATGTTACCAACGAAGTTCAACTTCTGGTGGAGCACCCTAAGGGCTTCACGCGTGACGGCTGTGGGCGTGAGGATCGTATTCGGCATGTGTGATTTCTTTCTTAGAGACGGGCCACTTCACAGTGGTCCCAGGGTTTCGATTGATTAGCGGTTGCGCTGCCGCTGCTTGGCAAGGCTGCTTTCCCGCCATTTCAGCCATTCATCGGCTGAGAGTTTATCGGGATTGCTTGGACCCGTTCGCGTCTTGCCCGTTGCCACTGTGGGAACAGGTTTCGCTTGTGGGGCCGCCTGCTTCAGTGAGGCGTTCTGCTTCCGCAGGGTTTCGTAGCCGATCCGTGCGAGGTTCAGCGTTTGGATCATCAGAGGGTGGGACGTATTCGAGAGTTCCTCGTTG